AGATTGCGCAATTCCACCAGCTTGGCCACCGCTATGGCCTGCTCCAGCGGGTGCACATCATCACGGGCCTGATTTTCCAGAATGGCCGTCTCGAGGTGGTCGGCATCGCTGCCGGTCTGCACCTTGACGGGCACCGGCGCGTTCGCCTTCCATGCGCCGCGCTCCACCAGCAGCTGCATGGCCTTCCAACGCCGCTCGCCATACACGATATGATAATGCGGTTTCTTGTTTGAGACCTTCCGCACTCCGATATTCTGCAGCAGGCCTTTTTCCTGAATGGAGGCGGCCAGTTCGGCCAGCCCGTCTGCGTCAAAGGTTTTGCGCGGGTTCAAGGGGCTGGGCGCAATGTCATCCAGCGGGATGCTGGCCTCGACGGGCGCAGCCGGTGCGGCGGGTGCGGGCTTGGCCGTAGTCTTTGCGGCCGGTTTCTTGGCTGGGGTTTTCGGCTTGGCCGGGGCCTTCGCCTTGGCGGCTGGCTTTTTCGCGGCCGGTTTCTTGGCGGCTGGCTTTGTGGCTTCGGCTTCGGCGTCTGCCTTGGCCGTGCCCAGCTTGTCCTGCACCCGTTTTTTCGGCAGCGTGACAACCTGCTTTGTGACGGCTTCCGGCACAATGGATTTGGCGGCGGCGGGTTTCTTTGCGGTGGCGGTCATTATTTCGTTTCCTTGATTTGTTCGTGTGCGGCCAGCAGGCTGCAGGCCATGGACGCGGCCACTTCGAGCGTGGTCTGCGTGATGTGGATGGCGCGGCCGCGCGCTGCGTTTAGCGTGTCATCGGCCGGGGCTTTCTCCATGACGGCTGACGCCACCCACCAGCCGGTCAGGCTGGCCAAGGCTGTCAGTTCATCCGACAAGGGCATGTCCGGCCACTGATCGCCTGCGGCGTTGCGCACGGCCAGCAGTGAGGTGGACAAGGCCGTGGCGGTGTCACCATCGCCATGGCTGGGCGTGAAGGCTTCCAGCAGCAGCTGGCGCGCAAGGGCTTCCAGCCTGCCCATGGGGTCAGTCTGGCCTGTCATCAGCTTGCGTCCTTTCGGGGGCCTGACCCGCCACCATACATGCGCGCAGCAGTTCCGGCCGGGGCATGCGCAACGGTGTGGCTGACCATCTTGTGGATTTCGGAAAGGATGGCGCCGCATGCCAGTGCGTATTCCAACGTCGCGGGTTTGGGGCTGGGCTCCATGGCGCTGACAATCCCAATGGTCTGCGTGGCCATCAGCGAGGCTTGCACTTCCATTTCGGTGATGGTCTTTAGCCCACCGAAATGCTGCGCTGCTGCGTTGCGCACGCCGGTCATGGCCATGACAATGATTTCAGTCGGGCTGGCGCCGGGCCCGGCTTCAGCCTGTGTGCGATTGATCAACTCCACGGCCGCCTCGAAGGCCGGGCCGCTGGTCAGCGTTTTGCGTTCCAGAACACCCATTACGCTGCCTCCCCTTGCGCCTGATGCTGGAACCATTCGGGTTGCAGGGGTTCGCCCATCGGCAGTGCCCGGAAGATTTTCTCCATGACAATCTGCATGGCCGAATGGCGCCACTGGTCAGGGGTGGAGTACGTGCTGCGGGTGGTGGTCATGGCGCACATGCAGGCCAGACCTTCCAGCTGCTGCGCCATGATCATGGCGGCGGCCGTCACGGTGTCATTGGCGTCGACCAGTGGATCATTTAGTGGCGCTGCTGCCAGTATCTGATTGAAGCAGCTGGCCAGCACGGCTGCCGTTTCGGCTTCATCGGGTGCGTGCAGATGAACTGCGCCCAGCAATTCAAGGGCGGCCTGCTGGCCTGTTCCGGCAGGTACGGGTGCGGGTGTGTATTGCATGAATGTCTCCCTTTTGCGTCTCCCCTGTGAGGCGCGCGGGCCGGGGGTCTGTGGGGGAGACAACCCGCGCGCCGAACCGGCGAACCCGGTTCGTCGGGGAACATGCATAGAATGCATATTTGATGCAAGCAAAATTATGCATCAGATGTATTTTGAAATATTTTCGCCATGTATTTTTCAATGAAACTTGTGTCATTAACTGCATAAAACCCCGCGCAGTGGCGGGGGTTTCAGGGCGAAATTGACTTGAGCAATACAGGAACGCGCGCGCGGCCCCGCGCACCTGGACGCGGCCGGGGCGTTTCTACTCTGCGGCGGGTGGCAGGTTAGGCGCGAAAGCGTCTTTAAGACTATCCAGCGTGCTGGAAACGATTGGCCAGAATCGGGGGCTGGAACGCAGCGACTCAATTAGCCCGCGTTCGCGGTCTGTGAGCCCGTCGCCATCTTCCACCAGTTCGGCCGGGGGAACATCAAGGATTTCCGCCAGCTGCAGCAATTGCTTTACAGTAATATCAACCTTGCCCCGCTCCCATCTGGCCAGCGTTGGCTGGGATATATTGAGCGCTTCGGAAAGGCTTTCCTGTGTAAAGCCCGCTTTGACCCGTGCGTCACGGATGCGCAGCCGACTTTGGGCGTCGGACTTTGTGTAGGGGCCACGAGTCGCCATACCCAATAATGACACTGGCTTGATACGCGAAACAGAACACTGCGCGTATATTTCATTAGTCTGGGGTTGCTCAAAAATCCGAATCACCTTCTCCAAATATACGTAATATGTATTTTTAGGGAGGGGTTTCAACTATGAGGCGACTTGATGCTTACCGGCGCGGGCGCGGCTGGACATATGACCAGCTTGGTGACCGGCTGGGGCGCACCGGCGTCCAGTGTGGCCGCTATTGCAGGGGGGAAAGTCACCCCAGCCTAGAAATTGGGCAGAAACTGGCTCGCCTGTCAGATGGTGCTGTCCATTTGGGCAATTATCACGATGACCTGCCGGAAGCGGAAGCCAAGGCCATGATTGCCCGGCTGCGTGCGGCAGACGCCCAGACCGCCCAGACGGCCGGGGGCATGTCGTGAGCGTGTTTCTGACCGCGTGGGCCATTTACCTGCTGGTGTGGCCGTTCGCCGTGGCGATCATCTGGCACCGGCTGCGCAAGCAATATGTGGCCGCAAATGGTTTGGCCGATGTAAACAGCGAGCCGGTGCGCGTCAGGCATCTGAAAATGGCCATTCGGGCCGCGCATGTCTGGCCTGCCAGCCTGCTGTTTTCCGGGGGCGCCAATGGCCCGGCATAGCGGCAATTACTGCAACGACTGCGCGTGGCCATATGAGTGTGCGGCCGCCCGCAATTGTCATAGGCGCGATCTGGGGCAAGTGCGCAGCGCAGCCCCAGCCGGGCGCGGGCCATCGGTGCCGCTGCAGGCGCTGCCCAGCGAGGCAGATCATGCGGCCGCGATCATACAGGCGCCGAAGCTGCAGGCCGGGGGCAGATCATGACCCGGAACGCAACCCATACCATGCACGGCCGCGCTGACCTGGACGAGATCGGCGCGGCCGAATTGTACGAAACGCCAGTGGCGGCCACGCGCGCCCTTTGCCGGGCTGACCCGTGGTTGCGCGCCCAGCCGCGCATGATCTGGGACCCGGCCTGCGGCCCCGGCGCAATTGTGGAGGCAGTGCAGGCTGAGGGGCACAAGGCCAAGGCGTCAGACCTTTACAAATACGAGGGGCGCTGGCGCGGCAAGCCGGGCACGCGGCGGCGCTGGGGTCATGACTTCCTGAAAGTGAACCCGGCGCACCGGGTCTTTGTTCACGACGCCATCATCATGAACCCGCCTTATTCGATCAAGGATGACTTTCTGCTGAAGGCCATGGACGTCAGCCCGCGCGTTTATGCGCTGCTGGAGGTGACGTGGCTGCAGGGCGGCACGCCCGCCCGTGACGTGCTGCTGGATAGCCCGCACTGGATTGGTTTTTATCCGTTCCGCGAGCGCCTGAATGAGATGCACCGCGACGGCTTTGAGGGGCGCAAATCTGACCAGCCGCGCCGTCACGCTTGGTTTGTATTCGGAAGGATTGGAACGCCAGACGGGCCGAAGGTTCGCCGGTTGTCTTTGCAAGGAGGGGTGGATGCCTGAGCGCACATATCACGCATTGGAATTTGAGCCGGGCAAGAGTAACCCAAACCGGCGCTGGGCGGTATCGATCAAGCAACCCATGGCCGCCCTGATCGCCATGGGGAAAACCGCGTTGGTCTGCAAGTCTGCCCCGCCACCGGCTGACCTGATGGACAAGCGCATCGCCCTGCATGCCGGGGCCGGGCATGTGCCATATGGGCAGTTTACGGACCACGCGGCCGCATGGGCCCTTGCGGCGTTCGGCGCCGAACTGAAGGCGCTGCGCCACCTGCTGCCCCATGGCGGCATCATTGCCACGGTGAAGCTGGAGGCGGCCTTCCGCGTCGGCCGGGTAATTGATGGCCATGTGTGGGCCAATCCAAAGGGCCATTATTCGGCGTTCTATATGGGCACTTGGCACCAGCATGACGGCGCCCGCATCTTTGAGGTGGGCGAAACGACCGGCCGGTGGGTGTGGGCCCTGACCGAGCCCAGACTGTGCGCCAATCTGGTGCCCTTGCGCGGGTATGGCGGCGTGTTCGATCTGGAAGGCGCCCAGCAACTGGAAGCGCGCAACGCGGCCGGGCGGGGTGTCCAGTGATCAACAAGACGATTGGCGCGAAACGCGCCGCGCGCGCCCTGCGTGTTCACAAGTTCCGCAAGGCAGGCATGGCCCGGCCCGAGATCTGCAAGAAAATGAACATCAGCCTGCGCATGCATCAGGATGCCGTGGCGCTGATCAAATCGCCCGGCGTGGCCGCCCTGAAAGAATACGCCCAGCCGAAGCCGAAGCCGGAGCCGGTCAAGCCTGCCCTGCGCGAGTGCCCTTACCATGTGGTGAGGGATGGCAAGGCGCAGCCCTGCGGCGCGCTGACCAAACGCCAGTATTGCGATGCGCACCGGCCCGCAATCGAGCCCCTGCCGAATGCCACCCGGCGCGTGAACCCGATGCTGCCGGAACGCGGGGCGCGCCTGTGATGCCCGCATGTGAGATTGAGCGCCGCGCGCGCGAGGCGCAGGCGGCCGTCACGTTTGGCGAGGTGGCGTGGGCGCTGGGCCTGCCCGGATCAAGCCGGGCCGGGTGGAATTGCCCGCGCTGCAGCGGCCAGAACACGCTGCTGGAAGACACGGCCACCGGCACCGGGACCTGCGTAGCGGATGGCTGCAAGGCCAAGCCGGGCAAGCTGTTTCTGGTCATGGCGGTGCGCGGCGTTTCGTTCCTGGACGCAATTGCGTGGCTCGAAACCTACACCGCGCACGCCAAGCGCCCGGCCTTCCAGCCAGACCTGAAGGCTGCGCAGAACTTCCCACCCCTGATGAAAGGAGACGGCCCGCATGGCCAAGAATAAAACAGCGGGCCGCCACGGCCTTACCTTCACGGCAGACGCTGCCGAACTGCAGAAAGTGCTAAGCCGGGTGCAAGCGGGGATTGTGCGCAAGGCACAAATTCCAATCCTGCTTAACGTGCTGATCGAGGCCGACCCGGACCTTGGCGTCAGCTTCTACACCACAAACCTTGACCAGCAGGCTGAAACCGGGCTGGGCGCCGATGTGGCAGACGTGACGGCCGGGGGCGCCACTACGGTGGACGCGGCCATGCTGCACAATCTGATTGGCAAGATGAAAGGCGAAGTCACCCTGTCGATGACGGGGGAGCACCGGCTGGGCATTTTCTGCGGCAAGGCCAAGGCCGAACTGCCCACCCTTCCGGCTGCGGACTTTGTGAAGCTGGGCAGCATCGACGACGCGGTGTCATTCGAGATTGCAGGCGGCATGCTGGCCAGCGGGTTGAATTCGGTGTCTCACGCGGTCAGCAGCGAGGAGGCGCGCTATTATCTGAATGGTGTGCTGATGGAGCACCGGGGCGGCCAGTTGCTGTTCACGGCCACCGATGGCCACCGGCTGGCGCACATAGCAGTTACAGCCAGCGGCCATGAACTGGCGCCCTTCGAGCCCGTCATTGTGCCCCGCTGGGCGTTGGCGCCGCTGGTCAAGCTGGCTGGTCTGGGAACGGACCCGGTTGTGCTGTCAATCGGCCAATCCATGATGCAGTTGACGGCCGGGCGTGATGCCTTCCGCGTCAAGTTGGTGGACGGCACGTTTCCGGATTATGGCCGCGTGATCCCGAAACCGCCTTTCAAGTTCACGCAGACCGTGCCGGTGGCCGAAGCCCGCGAAGCGGTCAGCCTTGCGATTGCGGCGACCACGGAAAAATCCAACGCCGTGAAGCTGACCGGCGCGGATGGGAAGCTGACCGCGCATGTGCAGCAGGACGGCAAATGGGTGGAAGCATTCATGGAGCACCCTGACATCGTGGACGCTGCGCCCATCGGTGTGAACGGCAAGTATCTGGTGGCCGCGCTGGACCGCGTCTCAAGTTCGGAAATCAGCCTGAATTACAGCGACGGGCAATCGCCCATGCTGCTGCAGCGTGAGGGCGACGCCCTTGTTCAAGTCATCATGCCACTGAGGGTGTAAATCATGACAGATCAAACCGAAGCCGAAACCGAAGCCGCCCCGGCCGCCGAGTCAGCCGCGCCTGGAAAAGTTCGCACGCTGGATGATCTGGTGGAATGGCTGGAGGGGGATGTGTTCACGGAAGCCGCCAAGGCCGAAGCGCCCACATTTGCCGCTGACCTGAAAGCGGCGATTGAGGGGATGCGCGAAGACTTCCGCGACGGGTGCTGCTTTTGCGACCCTCACGGCTTCGAGGATGACCCGCTGGGCGCCGCCTTGGCGCTTTCGGATTTTCTGCGCATGGAGTCGGCTGACACCACGCGGCGGGTCTGCGACGCGCTGATTTCCGGCCACACGTCAGATTTCAAGCTGATATTCTGAGGGGCCGTGCATGACCGCAACGACATGGTTTGAGCAGTACGCGGAAAGCCGCCCGGCCGACTTCGCCATCGGCCCGGTGGGCGAGCCCTACATGCTGCGTTGGTATCTGACCCCGCGCAGCGATCTGGGCGGCATATACCTGCACCGCTTCCTGCGCGATGATGACCCGCGCGCCTATCACGACCACCCGTGGGACAGTGTTTCCATTGTGCTGTCAGGCACGCTGCTGGAACGGCGGCCACGTCTGGGCGACCGCTTCCTGATGCCGGGCGATATTGTGAAGCGCACCGCAGAAATGCAGCACCGGCTGGAAGTCATCGAGCCCGGTTACACCTTGTTCCAGTTCGGGCCGAAAGTGCGCGAGTGGGGTTTTCAGTGCGCGGAAGGCTGGCGCCACTGGACCCGGTACGTCGACGGGCTGGGCCGTGGGCAGGTGGGGATTGGCTGCGGCGAATATGGCGACCCGGAAACCGAGGCCACGCCGCTTTCCATCGAGTCAGACTGATACCGCGCCGGGCGGCACCCGGCACAATCTGCATGCAGGGAGAATGACATGCTTAGCAATGACCAATTGAGGCAACAGGTGATTGAGCGCACCACGGAAGCGGCCAAGCGCGCCACCGGCCTGATTGATGACCTGACCGCTGCCATTGATGGCGTGGTGGACAGTGAGCTGGCGGCGGGCAAGCCATCGCTGCAAACGGTGCTCAAGAACTTCAAGTCGCAAGCCGAGGCCTACATGGCGAAGCATGCCGCGAAGCCGGAACCGGCCGCCGACTGACGATTGCCTGACATGGCCCGCGCCGGGCGGTTTCCCGGCAGTTCCAACCAAGGAAAACACCAGATGATGAGATCCAATATTGCCTTACTGACCCTCGCCGGTCTGGCCTTGCTGGGCGGCTGCACCGATGCGGCGCGCAGCAAGGCGGCCACGCGCGTGGGCAGCAGCGTGGCCGACATTCAATGCTTCACGGGCGGCCTTGTATCCTACCAAGGCACCAGCACCGGCAAGGTGCTGGAAGATGAGGGCGGGCAAGGCTGGTCATTCGTGGACTCCGCCACCGGGCGCCTGACTGAGATTTCAGGCGACTGCGTGATCCGCTACCGCAGCAAGAATGAACGGCCCTTGTTCCAGTTCCCACGCGGGCCGCAGGGCTGACATGGGCAAGGCTGACGCTTTCCTGCGCCACCTGATGGCCAAGGGCGTGCTGGATGCCGTGCGCGCGGGTGTGGCCGCCACGGTGGGCCTGTGCCCGCCACCGGCTGCGCTGCTGGTGCCCGGCGCGGGCCTGACCCTTGTGTCAGCGGCCGCCCTGGAGCGCGCTGGCGACCCCGCATGCCGGGGCGCAGACGGCACGCCACGGCAAGGGCGCAGGCAGATCAAGCCGCCATAGTTCGGCGCGCCCATCGCGGCGCAATCTGTCGTAACGCATTGAATTTATTGAACACGCGAGGCGTGATCGCTGGCGGCTTGCCTGCTGTCAGCGAACCCGGTTCGCTGGAAGGGGAGAAAAACCGCATGTCAAGAGAAGCGGTAAACATCATCAAGGATTGTGTGCTGGAGTCGGGCGGCCGCCAGCAATTGCTGGAAGCCTTGGCGCATTACATGCACGAGGACACCGGGCTGGCGCGCGTATCGCTGACCAGTCTGGAACCCATCACGCGGCTAAAGGAGCGCCGTCTGCGCCAGCTGCGCGACGAATTGCTGGCGCCTGACACCGGCCATGGATTGCTGCAGGAAGTGCAACCAGCCGCACGCGGACGAAAGCGCCGCGCGGACCCGGCCAGCGGGCTGGGCGTTTACTGGCTTAATCTGCGCAGGCTGGGCCCCGTGGCAGCGGCCGTGCGTGAGGCGCGCCGGGGCATCCATGCCGGGGCTGCGCGGGCCCTGAGCAAGTCAAAGCTGATCGGCGCCCCGGCCACATACGAAAACGCCCGGCGCGTCATCGAGGTGCTGCGCGATGCGGTGAAGGCCGAACACGAACAAGCGGCGTATCTGGAACACACCAAGCGAGCCAATGAACTGGCCGCGCGGGTCAGCGCGATTTCCGGCCAGCTTGACGTTCTGCAGGCCGTGGCCGAGGCTGATCTGGGCACCGAAAATGCGGCAATAATTGCCGGATTTAAACACGCTGAAACACGCCAGACTACGGAAGAAAGCGGCAATAATTGCCGAATTAATCCCGTTAATTCGGCAACGGACGACGTTAATTCGGCAATTTCGTGCAATTCCCCCTGCACCCCCTATAAGGAATTAACACCAAGGACTAACACCAAGGTGCGCGCAGGTGCGCGCGAGACGGTTGTGGAATTTGAAGGGGGCGAAGGGCTGCTCCGGTCAGCCATCGAAACCGCCCAGCTGGGGGCAAGCGTGTGCCGCTGGCTGGAAGGGGTCACGGCCGTGGTGGAGGGCTCCGTGCTGGTGCTGCATGCGCCCGGCCGCCTGACCGCTGACCGCCTGCAAAACGAACTGGCCGGATCAATGGCCAAGCTGGCACGCGCCCTGAATTTGGAAACCTACCGGGTGGAGGGCTGATCGATGACCAGACCACGCAAGCGCCCGACCCTGACCGCCCCGCTGGGGCCTGATGGCCGCAAGGCCTTGGCCGACCGGGTGCAGCAGATCAACCAGCGTGGGCAGGAAGCCCGGCAAAAGCTGGCTGACACAACAGGCCGCAAGCCCGGCCGCGCGCCGGTGGGCCGCATCGTGCAGCAGGCGCGCGGCATCGCCCGGCAGCTGGAAAACGCCGAGGCCCGTGTTGAGCAGCTGGCCGCACGCGGGGCCTATGCCGAAGCCGACCGCATGGGCCGCACGGTTCTGGAACTGCGCCGGAAGCTGCGCAGCGCCGAAGCCGCAGACCGCAAGGCCAAGGAACGGCGCGGCGCCCTGGACCGCTTTGCGCGGCTGGTCAGCCGGTCTGCCGTGCTGGATGACTGGCACATGGCCGTGGCCGACCGGTGGCTGTTCATGATTGGCCAAGCCGTTGATGGCCTGATGCAGCGGGCGGCCGAGCCCGATGCCAGCGCCACCGATGCCGAACCCGGCCAGCGGCGTGACCCGGTGACTGGCAGGCGCCTGCCTGACCCGGTGGAAGGCCCGGCCATGTTTGTGCGGGGGCGGAGTGTTCTGGATCGCTGGGGCCATGCCGTGCCGGTGTCAGCCGTCAAGAAACACGGCCGGAAGGTGCCGCCCACCTTTGACCCGAAAGCGCCGAAGCCAGCCAAGCGGGCGCCGGGCGATGGTGTGCCCGACCGGGCCCTGCGCACCCGTGACCACGCAGACCGGCTGACGCGGGCCTTCACCAAGGGCGTGGCCGGGGCGGGTCATCCTGCGTGGGCCGATTCGGCGGGGCAGCGGGTCATTCTGGGCAATGAGACCCTGACCGGGGCGCTTAAGGCGCTGGGCGTGGGCGTCACGTCAAAAAATCTGCAGACGGCGCAAACCGCAATGGCGGCGGGGCTTTGTGAGGTGGCGCGGGCGCTGGGCATGGGGCTGCCAGACGGGGGCGCGTTGACGGATCAATGAAAACGGTGTCCCTTCGCCATGTTGCAGGAATGCGGCCGGGCCGGGGGCTTCCCGCCCCCATCATCCTGGAGGCTCGTCCGCACCCTGCACAATCCCTGAGCAAAGCGCAGACCAGACGGCATGAACGGCCGGGCCGATTTTTCCAATTGTAGGCCCGGCGCCGTCTGGTGTTCGCGGTTGTGAGGTGTTTCTCCCTTTGACTGCCCCGCCCGCCCTAACCCGGCAGGCGGGGCCTTTTTTTTTGAGCGCGCGCAGGCCTTCGCGGGTCCTGTCCAGCGTCTGCACCATGCGGGCAGGCGAAGCGCGCGATGTTTTTTTAGTATCGGCAGCCCCGGAAAGCCTTGCGCAAGTTGGCGCAGGTTGCGCCCCGGCAGCCCCAAACGAACCGGGTTCGCTCCATGTCACACCCTGATGACCTGATGACACTTGCCGCGTGTGCGCGTGCCCTTGCCGACAAGGGCGACGAAATTTCGCGCCAAGGCCTGAGCCAGTATTGCGATGACCACAAACTAAAAATCAGCACGCCGAACGGCCCGCGCGTTTCCTTTTCGGCCGTTCGCAACCATCGCCTGCAGAACTACGACCGCGAAATCATGACCGGCGGCAAGCGGCTGGAGGCCGATCCCCAGCGGGTCATCCTGCCTGCCAATGACGCGCCGGAAGCCCCGGCCGATGCCGCGCCCAGCGGTTCAAACGTGTTTGATATTTCGCCCGCCCAGCGCCTGAAGGAGTTGCAGGTGGAAAAGGCGGAAATGGAAAACGCCAAACTTTGCGGCGACCTTGTCCTGATCGATGAAGTTACGGCCGGTGTGGCCGATGCCGTTGTGCAGTTTCGCCAGCAACTGTTTCAGGCCGTGCCCGATGCCGCGCAGGTGCTTAGCGCCGAATTGGGGCTGGCTGGTGAGGAGGAGCGCGCGGTTCGGGCCGCCATGAAAAACATGGTGCGCGATGGGCTTAAGGGTCTGGTCAGCGCCGTGGCCAGCAGCAATGCCGCCCTGACCAATGAAAGCGCCAATGAGGTGCAGGGGCGCATTGGCCGCTTGACTGTTCTGGCGGCTTACCTGCGCCACCGGCCAGAAAAACACATTGACCGGCTACAGGAGCGCTTCGCGTGACGGCCGAACAAGGCGCCAAGCCTTGGCGCAGGCGTGAGCAGGTGGGCCCGGCGACCCTGTATCTGGGCGACCAGTCTGAAATCCTGACCGCGCTGCAGCTTTCAAACTCCGTGGCCGGGGATGATGTGCCATTTGATCCGGCGCCGTTCCTGCGGTTCGATCATGTCATCATGTGGGGCGGCAACCATTTTGCGGCGCGCTTGCCGCATGGCCGCTGGCTGGCGTGGGACAAGTTGGCGGGCGTCAACCTGAATGATGCGTTCTCGGACGTCGAGTTCGCCTGGATGAAGGGGCGCGGGAAAGATCGTATTTTCAGCCATCTTTGGAAAGGGCTCCTAAAGGCCAGTGAAAAGGGCGTTTCCCGCGTGCACCCCACGCAAAAGCCGATTGCGCTGATGGAGTGGTGTATCGGTCTGGTGCCGGGCGCCAGCGTCATTGTGGACCCGTTCATGGGGTCTGGCACCACGGGCGTGGCCGCCCTGCACATGGGCAAGCGTTTCATTGGGTGCGAACTGGACGAGGAGCACTTCGAGTCGGCATTTCGCCGGATGACTGAGGCGCACCAGCAGGCCGACTTGGTTACGCCGCAGCCGGATGAACCGGCCCCGGTGCAGCAAGGGCTTGCGGGCCTGTAGCCATGGCCGCCTTTTCAACGTTGGCGCATGGCGCCAGCATCGTCTTTGCGCAGATCGCAATTTCAGCCGCTCCGCCACCGGAGTTGTCGGTTTCGCAATGGGCTGACCAGTTCCGAATGATCAGCGCCGAGTCCGGCTCCAAGTATCCCGGCAAGTGGCGAACGGATCGCGTGCCGTATCTGCGCGAGCCCATGGATTGCATGGGGGTCAATCATCCGGCTGGCCGGGTTGTGGTGCGCGCGGGTGCGCAGGTGGGCAAAACGCAAGCCATGAACAATGCGCTGGCGCATATGGTGGACACCGCGCCGCGCGGGGCCATCCTGATGGCGCCCAGCCTCGACAAGTGCCAAGCGTGGAACCGCGAACAATGGGAACCCATGCTCGAAGTGACCGAGGCGCTTAAGCTGAAAGTCAGGGCGAACCGTTCGCGGTCTGAGGAAGGCTCGTCGACTCGGTTCAAGCGTTTCCGGGGCGGCTTCCTTAAGCTGGTGTCAGCT